CTCGCGTCGTGAACTCCATCAAAGGCGAGAAGTATGCCCCTACCGTGACGGCTAGTGGCAGTGACTACATCGGCCTCGGTATCCCCATCGTCAGTATTGACACTTATGTTGCGCCAGTGGAAGTGACGCAGACCTTGACCCTCTCATCGGGTCGTGGCTCTCCGGCTGGCGAACACCTCATCATTACGGAACGAGTGACACAGACCGATGAGTGATGAACCTCTTATCATCCCCATCCAAGATGGGCGTGGGCTTCAGCAGAAGCAGAACGGTTTAGGCATCGCCGAGGCCGGCGACCCTTCCTACACCCTCACGGCTACTGGTGGGGCATCTATCGCCGTTGCCTTTGACGAATACAACTTCACTACCCACGAAAAGCATCAGACCCTTCGTGCCGGAACGCCTCAATCCACCGGAGTTCTCCAACCCGTTGCCTTTGAGCCCGGGGCGATGAGCCGTATTGAGGGTCATGACCCTGCTGAAATCAGTCCGACTTTACGCGCGCAGATGGGCGATAATCAGGTGGCTGTGTTCTACGAGGATGAGCCAACGCCGACAGGCAACCTTACGCCGTGGCCAGAGATGGGTCAGCCCAACATGGTCTATCGGACGGATACGGTTACAAGGACAGTGGACAACAACCGGCACAACATCTTGACTACAACACCAATCGTAAAGGCTATTTATGAGAACCAGCGAGCCGAAGTGCGAGAGGGCGACATCGCCAACGCTCTCGCAACTGGCGGTGGAAAGCCGGGTCAGGGCTATCCGGCGGTTCGCATTGAGGGCGGCGAGGAAAGCATCCTTGCCTTTAGTTCAGGTCAATCAGCACGAGCCTACGGCCTAGCGATTGACGAAAACATTGCGCCCCCTTTGAGGGCATGTGGAGGGAATAATAGTATGCCGACGATTTCATACGAGCCAACGCAGGACACGGCAGGAACGCTCACTCGAGAAGGTTTCCGATGCGACCTGAATAAGGCAGACAACGGCCACTTAGCGATGGATGCTGAAACGGCGGTTCGGTCCGTTGTCCGTCGCCTCACCCCGATGGAGTGCGAACGCCTACAAGGTTTCCCCGACAATCACACGCTACTTCGTGCTGATGGCAAGGTTCAGGCAGACACTCATCGCTATAAGCAAATGGGTAATGCCGTTGCTGTTCCTGTCGTGGAGTGGGTCATCGCCGGAATTGTCGAGGTCAACGCTCGTGGCAAGGGGTGAAAAGCCCGAGTTGATAATGCCAACTCTTCTCGCAGGTATGGAGCGAGGCCCCGTAGGAACCACCCAAGACGCATACATCCTGAAGGTTTTAGAAATGACTATTGAGAACGAACCCCTTGCCTACTCTGTCCGCGAGGATGCGACGGCAAATACCTTTAGTGCCACGCCTGTAGATGTATCCGGCACGATTTCAGCACACCAACCGAGTGTCCAAAGCCACCATGCCCAAGTGTTCCCCATCAAGCCTCGTGTTCGTCGCCTCATGCCCGAAGAGTGCGAGGCGCTGCAAGGCTTCCCGCGTGGCTGGACCGATAACGGTCAGATTGACCGACACCGATTTCGCCAAATGGGTAATGCCGTTGCTGTTCCTGTCGTGGAGTGGGTCATCAAGGGGATAGTTGATGTCCATAACCAATAGCGAGGGCGAAAAGGCGTTGCGCCTATTTGCTCATGGTGATATCTCCGTGTTCAAGGAACAAGACGCGACCAATACTTTGCTCGCTAACGACACCAACAGAAACTTCGTGACCGAAGAACTTGTCCACGATGAGGGAACTAAATCCGTGTATGTCGCTAACCGACGAACTGGTGGGCTAGAGGAACATGCTGAAATCGCGCCAACCCTTTTGGCGTTTATGGGAACAGGCGGGGGTAATGTGCCTATCTACAAAGAGACACTTGTAAGGCGGCTCACACCAGTTGAGTGCGAGAGGCTTCAAGGTTTCCCCGATGGTTGGACAGATACTAATACCGACACTCATAGGTATCGCCAAATGGGGAACGCAGTTGCGGTTCCGGTTGTCCAATGGATTATCGGTGGCATCGTGTCGGTTCACCAGAAGTTGGGGAAGTATGCCGAATAAAGTAAATCTTTGGTGGGGCAAGGGCTTCTTTATCGAAACCCTCGAGGACGGCGATGAGAGTTTCCATCTCGTCATCACCACGCCCGATTTCCAAACTAGAGAGCAGGCCGACCAAGCCGAACGCTACTTTAGAAACCTAATTATGAAGGGTCTGTAATGGCTAAGTGTGTGGACAATAACCACCGATGGATACTGACATTTATCGCCCCTAAGACATGGGTGCGTTGCGAGATGTGTGGTGAACGCTTCCCCTTTGGCCACGAACAAAACGGCGCAAAATACAATGGGCCGGTTCCCCTCAAGTATCAGAGGATTACGCAGTGAAGCGCAAAGACCAGATAATCCAAGACCTTTCCAAAGTTCTCGTCACCGAAACCGACAATACGGCAAGGGCGGTCAAGGCTCTCAACGATGCGAACGCTAGCCACACGGCTATGCGAGAGGCTTATGCTGAAATGGAAGGCGAGCGCGACCTCTATCGCATCGCCCTCTCCATCGCTATTGGCCGTCTCTCTGCCTACACGCCCACCGGAGATTCGTCATCTCTAATGGAGTTCATCATCGCCGAGGCCGTTGGGGAAATCACCTCGCAGAACAAACGGTAGTTCGCTATTTGCTATAGTGTCCTCTATGGGTAGAACCGATGAGGATGTAAAGTTTTACAAGGCAGAACTGCTGAAGTATGTGAGTTGGTATTGGGAACGCTACGGCTTTGCGCCTTCGTATCGGTCCATCGCCAAGGCTATTGGAGTTCAGAGCACATCAACTATTTTTGGCTACATCAATAGTTTGGAACGCAACGGGCGCATAGTCCGAAACCCCGTAAATAACCAAATCCGTGTGGTGAATAATGGGAAGCAGGAAGGATGCGCCCACGACTGGCGAGTTCGCAAAATCACGAACCCACTCAAACTCATCTGCGCGGACTGCGAGTTCGTGACCGAAGTGGAATACAACCCCACCGAGGATACGAACCTCAAAGACTTGCTGAAATACACTGGTAAGGTTTAGAAATCAACGAGGGTATGGTAGAGTGGGGCAGACAAGGAGCGAGCATGACCGAGAGCCTAACTGACTTAGCAGGACGCGTATGGCGTTCCGTGACCCAAGATGCCTATGACGCTAATGACATCGGCACTCTCATCGACAGCACCCTCAAGTTAGAGCAGACGCTGATTGAGGCGAATAATCGCATCGCTCTTCTCGAAGAGGAACGCGCTCGCTTTATTGAGGCTTTGGAAATCGCTGGCAAGGACAACGAAAAACTTCGCGCTTCCCTTGACAAGTTTGGCCACCTAGTTCAGTTTGCTGAAGAGGTCGTGGAATAATGGCGCGTCTCGTATGGGAATCGCTTGACTTCGGGCAAATCCGAGCAAAGGACAACCCCTATGAGTATGTGATTTGGGCAAGCGATGACCGTAAGAAGCCTGCTGAACTTCGCATTATTCGCAAAGACAATGTGGGTGGCATCATCGTGCCACTACAAGACTTCTCCGTTTTTGCCCGAGATGTCAAGGCCGCTATCCGACTTGCTGAAAAGTTGAATAAGGCTTTACGCAAATCTCGTCAATACAACGGCTACATCAACCTCTAAAGACAAAACCCCCCACCCGAAGGTGAGGGGCAAAGTCGTGGTGATTAGCGAGCGATGGGAGTCATCGCTTCGGCGTAAGCCGAGAGGTCCGCAAACTTACGGAACGCATCCAACTCGGTGACGAACTCCACGAACGCAGGGTCAGTGGCGTAGTTATTCACCTCGAGCCAGTAGATACCGTTTTCGTCACTCCAACGGATTTTGCCACCTTCAGAAGTGAGTTCGGTTCCACGAAGGTCCGTGTCACCCCAATACGCTTCGTCGCAGATTTCCTTGATAAAGAAAATCACGAGTTCGCCGAGGTCGGAGTTGGCGAGGAAATCATCCACTAATGCTCGGTCAATTGTGTTCTGGGTCATCATCATCTCCTTAGTTGGCGAGAATCTCTCGCACCTTTGCTACATCTACCGTTGGGATTTGCCCAAAGTGCATACGAGCGACATTGAGGACAGAGTTGAGTGCCTTGTAGCCGAAGAGTATCCACGAAATCACCACTATCTTGCCGAAGCAGGCAAAGACAACTAACTCGGCAACCAAGTTGATGGCGCTCACGGCATAGGTCCACCACAGTTGGCGGTTCCCCCAACCCATCTGTCGGGTAACACCACCAAGCCGACTCCACGTCCACACGGCCATTGGAACGCTGAAAATCGTAGCGATTCCGAAAAGCCACCAATGGGGCAGGAAGTAAGCGATTGCGGCGAACGCCACTGAACTGAAGTTCTTTACCATTGCCTTCATCGGTATCTCCTTTTTTGTATCCGACAAATACATCTTATACGCCTACTACACCAATGTCAAGTTATTCCGAAAACCAAGTAATCAAAGGGTATTACACCCCTCGCCACACAAGTTTGATAGGGTAGCCCGATGACCTCTGTGACCCTCGGCCCGAAGCCCTACGGCGTATCACCAAGCCGAGTAAATCAGATTGAGACTTGCCCTCGCCAATACCAATACTCGGTAGTGGACCGTATCCCCGAGAGCAAAAAGATGGAAACCTATCGGGGAACGGTATTCCACGCCATCCTCGAGGAAATGTTTTTGCGAACTGCTGAAACGCCGAGCGAGCGCACCGTTGATTACACCCTCGCCCTTATGCGAGAGATGTATCGGGGATTAGTCACGCCGGAAATCGCAGCCGAGATGGGCATTGACGAAGTAGGTATTCAGACCTTCGCCCGAGATGTTGCCAAATACATCCGCACCTACTTCACGATGGAAGACCCTACGCAAATCACCAGCGAGGGTATCGAAATCCAGTTTGATGTGGATATGGGTGGCTACACCCTGCGAGGCATCCTTGACCGCCTTGACCGTTTGCCGAACGGCGACTTAGAAATCGTGGACTACAAGACCGGCAAGGTTCCGCAAGACCGTTACAAAGATTCAGCAATTTTGCCGGCCAAGATTTACGCCTATATGTGCGAGAGGATGTTGGGCGAGCGACCCAAGACCATCAGACTTCTCTATGTTCAGTTCGGCAAAACCCTCACTATTGAAGTGACCGATGCTGATATCGCCTACGCCGAGAAGCGAGTTCGTGAGGCGTGGGGCAAGATTGAGAATTGGTATGACCTCGGCTTTTTCCCGCCAGTCTCCAATAATCTTTGCAACAAGTGGTGTTCCTACAAGAGCATTTGCCCTTTATTCTCAACGCCCACCTACGACGATAGCCCCTTCTAAGAGTTCAACCCTTGACAGTTTGGAAAAGCCTTCTACGCTTTCCATTGTCAAGACCATTGAGTTTCAGTGGTGATGAGTTCTTAGGAGAGACGTGGCGCGACGCAAGTTAGTGCGACTGAGCATCAAGGAGACGTCGGGCGTTGACCGCCCGGCGCACCTTCACGATGGTTGGGTCGTAATGAAGTCCGCTTCGCAATCCGATGTGACCGCCGTTCTTGACGAACTGCGCCCTTCCACCCCTTCCGTTATGGAAGCAGTTGATGGGAACCCTGCTGATGTGGAGAAGTCCACTGACGCGCAAGTAGAAGCGCCCGCTTCTATTTATTCACAAACCTTTCAGGAGGAAACTATGAGCGAGACGCTCAAGGCGGCGGAAGTCGTCGTTATCCCCGAGGTTGCGAGTGAGGACGAAATCCTTAAGGCGATGCCTGCCGTTATCAAGAAGATGCTTGATGACAGCAAGTTTGCTGCGGAGACCGCCCTCGCCAAGGCTGCTGCTAGTGAGCAGGCCCTTGTTGCCGAGCGTGAGGCTCGTGCTGATGAGGCCGCCGTTCTCAAGGCTGCGGAGTGGTCGCACCTCAACTCGGACCCGACCATTCTGGGTCCTGCGCTTCGCCGCCTCGCCGAGACTGACTCGGCTCTGGCTAACGAAGTCGTGAAGGCTCTTGACTCGGCGAACGCCCTGCTCGAGACCAATGTTGTTTTCACCGAAGTCGGTGCTGATGTCGCGAAGTCTGCGCCTGCCGATGACGCTTACTCCAAGATGGAAAACCTCGCCAAGGCCGCTGTGGCTTCGGGCGTGGCTCCCTCTTTTGAGGCTGCGTTGCTGGCTGTTGCCCAGTCGAACCCTGACCTCTACACCGCTTACCTCAACGAGAAGGGCCGATAAATATGGCATGGGAACAAAATCCTTACGCACTCAAGTTGACGTGCGCGCCTGACGTTTCCGTTGGCGGTTTGACCCAGATTGCTAGCACGAACTTCTCGGCTCCGATGCCGATTTTCCAGTTCGTGTACTTGACTGGCACCGCTAACCCCGCTTCTAACCAGAACGCCCCGCTTGTTGCGACCGTTTCGGCTGCTTCAACTCGCCCCCTCGGTGTGTTGCAGAACTCGCCTCGCGCTCGCTACAACGCCGCTGGCGCTGTGGAAGGTGTGGATGAGGCCGAAGTCACGATTTCGGGTATCACGAAGGTTGTGGCTGGCGACAGCGTTACCGTTGGTGACGCATTGACCATTGACGCTTCGGGTCGTGCGGTCACTGCAAAGTTTGGTGTGTCTTCGGGCACTGCCCAGACTGCAACCATTACGGGTGCAACCGCTAGCGGCACTACCGTTGCCTACACCACTTCCTCGACCACTACTTTCACGGTTGGTCAGTTCGTGGCTGTTTCGGGCATTGTTCAGGGCGGCACGGGTGCTGGCTCGCTGAACTACGAGGGCATTATCAGTGCCGTCGGTGGTTCGTCGGGTTCTTACACCTTCACCATTACCAACCCTGTCGCAAGCACGGTTACTTACACCTCTGGCGGTTCGGCAACGACCACCACGTCTTCGACCCAATACATTATCGGAACGGCTCTCGCTTCGGGTGTTCAGGGTGACATCATCACTGCTGCTATCGCCTGCCACAACGCAGCGCGCGCGGCTTAATAGGAAGGACTGAGGAAAAATGCCACAGCCCAACGTGAACAACGTTCACATCGATGCGATTCTGACCAACATCAGCGTCGCTTACCTGCAAAACACCGCCAACTTCATTGCGGACAAGGTGTTCCCGGTTATTCCGGTGGACAAGAAGTCCGACCTGTACTTCAAGTACACGAAGGAAGACTGGTTCCGTGACGAGGCTCAGCGTCGTGCCGATGGCACTGCTTCTGCTGGTTCTGGCTACGGTCTGCAGACGGAAACGTACAGCACTGACGTCTATGCCTTCCACAAGGACATCGGCGACCAGACTCGTGCGAACGCCGACAACCCCCTCAACCCCGACATGGAAGCGACGCAGTTTGTTACTCAGCGTCTGCTTCTGCGTAAGGAAGTTCAGTGGACCAACGACTTTTTCGTGTCTGGCGCGTGGTCGAACAGCACCTCGGGCGCAGCCTCGGGTTACTGGTCTGACTACATTGCCAACCCCACGACCTACACCTCGAGCCCCATCGAGTCTGTGGACGCGGCGAAGGCCACGATTTTGTCGACCACCGGATACGAGCCGAACACTTTTGTTCTCGGCTACCGCGTGTTCCAAATCCTGAAGA